TCTTACAGGTAGCGAGAACTTTTTTATAAGAAGCTACACGACACGCCTTGTGATTAGGACTTCCCTTCACAAATGGCAACGCGGTATTCATCAAAGTACCACCTAGATTGAACCCTGCTTGATACGGATCAGTTCGGCATAGTTCTTTTGAGCCTTCTACCCATTCGTGTAAGGCATCATGCATTGGTGTGTCAACATCTACACCATAATGAACCTGTATAGTTTCAACAACGATATTGCATAGGGAATGTCCCGCATCAACAAGAGGCTTTACAATAGCATCACCAGCACCATGTGCTGCACCAGCGGCCATTATGATAGGGCGTATCACTTCAAAAATCGCTTCGGTATTGAGTACACCCCATTGCTCCCATTCAATCGATCCCCTTCCTTCAACCATCAGTGCAGTCTCTGCCATATTAGCGTTAATATATTGAGTAGCCTCACACCAGTGAATGCTTTCTGTAAAGACCGGAATATCAATATCTCTCATCTTCAGTAAGCCATCAATGCCAAGAATATCACGGGTATATCCTTGGTCAGTCGATATGAAGTCACAGCTGGTTAAGATACGCTGTTTAAGTTCTTTTACGTCAGGACGATTATTATATTCAGTCTCAACTGTTCTAAATTGATCATCAGTGATGTCCTTTCTATCATGAAGTGCTTTGAAGTGCTTAAATACTTCCTTGGCATGTTCAGGATCATTCGTAGAAAGCATCTTTCTAAAATTATCTACTCCAGAAGCTCGGGATTCCGAGGTCAATAATTGGAGTGCCTTAGTATAGTACAATCGCTGTTCAGCTGAGATGCCCCTCAATGCTAATACATCCGTCACCTTTGTTCTTTCAAGAGCGAGGCGATCTAGATCATAGCTATCAGCAGCTCGTCTATATCCATCATGAAGCTTTTTAATATCCCATTTCTGATCTCTACTTAATGTAGAAACATCTACTCCACCAATAGGCCTACCGTTTACATAATCATCATAGGTGTATTCTTGTGAAGCGCTAAATGCATCTCTTGCTGCAGAAGCTGCTGGAGGATTAGCAAAAACTCCCTGAAGTATTTGTTCACCTAGAGAGTTTTGAAAAACAAAAGCTGGTTGTTGATCGTCAGCGCGACCAAACCTTCTATCAGCTGAATGTAAAAAACACGTGAGGAAGATAAGTGGCAGAATTCTCACTTTATGTAGTACCATGTGCTTACTCCTGTTGTATGGTTATACTTACTTACTTTTCATTGTACCAAATATACATAAACTGTCAACTAAACCCTATAAATAGGCCCCTCTATGGATAGAAAAAAGAAAATAGTTGAGACTAAAGAGAAAACAGCCGGTCAACAGATAATTGAGAACTCTGCTGGTAAACCGGTGGATGATGCCACCCCAGCTGAAATAGCGGAAGAGATGCTTGAAGATAATTTTAGTGCCTTTATAGATGAGGCTATAGAAAAGGGACTAAAGGGATATGAAGGTGATTTCTTTGTGGCATTAAACCTAAAGAGTGAGAAGGCCCTTGCGCAATATTTTTGTGATTTGTCATGTGGTAATCTTGCTACTTGTACTGGATGTAAAATGATCCCCCCTATACATCCTATTCCTGAATGCAGAGAAACGTGTCCTGATCCATTTTATGATCAGTCTGTATGGCATTACCGTAGAGATGAAGATAATTTAGAGTATCTTTGGACGGTGCCCGACATTGGCACCACTCAATTGTTTAAGGACGATCCTCTCAACTGCCCTCCCGATCAGGTGCAATTGCGAGCATTTGTGTTAGATTACCTCGATGGAACGCTACAGAAGAAAGCTAATAAGCTGAATGAATATGTTTTAAGGAGTAAAGATGGAAGAAAAAGAATTATTGCAGCCTGATGTTGAAGTTGCTGAACAAGAAACTCAAGCGCCAGTACAATCAGCCCCAGAAAGAAATTTTGATGAACTTAGAGAGCAGAAAAAGCGAGCTGAACGTGAACGGGATGACCTACGTAGACGTATGGAGCAAATTGAAGCCTCACAAAAAGAAGTTAAACCAGCACAGCCATCTTTGGCTGATGATGACCTGGTTGAATGGAAGCATGTTAAGCAGGAAATAGATGGCTTAAAGAATGAGATCAAAAACTATCAACAAGCATCAACTGCATCTTCAGCAGAAATACGCTTGAAAGCTCGTCATCCTGATTTTGATAGCGTTGTTAACCAGACTAATATTGAACGACTTCGTGAGCAGCATCCAGAGATAGCTCAGACCCTTTCAGCTAATAACGATCTCTATTCACAAGCATCCGCAGCCTATGACATTATTAAACGCTATGGTATTTATAATCCTGATGTCTATAAAGATGATAAGGCACGCGTGCAAGAGAATGCAGCTAAGCCTCGAACTTTGAATACCTCCTCAAGCCAAAGAGGTGAAAGCCCTCTCGATAATGCCAACGCATTTGCTGATGGATTATCACCCGATCTTAAGAAACAACTCTATAAAGAAATGCAAGACGCCATTAAGCGTCGATAATATCCTGCTTTACCCATTAGGCTCAGTACAGACTTCGGTTTGTATTGGGTCTTTTTTTTTGTTATATATCTAATTGATGTAAGGAGCCTCATCACCTCAAGGCGTATCCCACGGCTCGCCCCCTATCGATGTAAGGAGCTTCATCGCCTCCAGATGTAAGGAGTCTCATCAACTTCACAATAATACATTGTGAATCTTTTATGTAAGGAGAGACGTTATGGCTGTAACCACTACGTCGGTTTTGCCCGCTCCTGTCCAACAAAGTTTTAGTTATAAACTTCTGTCGGTTCCAACTCCAGATTTCATTCATAATCTTGCAGCTGAAAAGAAGTATATGCCTCGTCACGGTGGTACTACTCTTCGCTTCCGTAGATATAATCGTTTGAATACTGCTTTGGTTCCACTGGGAAATAGCGGAGTGACCCCACCAGCTCAAACACTGAGCGCAGTTGATATTGATGCAAAAATCTCATTCTACGGTAAAGGTGCCGTAGCGTGATTCTGTAAATGACCTGGGTCCAGATCAATGAACAAGTGACCCTACAGAATCAGGATCCCGTTAAGTGTAAAGCGGGATTAAAACCTGCCCTGATTGACTTGGAAGCCGAAGTGGCATGTGCTAACCGGTGACAGGGGCCAAGGACAAGAATTAAAGATTATGATTTTAAAGGATGTAAATGCCAACGAGAATTAAGTTTACGACTAGCTTCAAGACATTCCTGGCGAACAGCAATCGTCTCATGAGAGAGTTTGTTGCTCCCCAGTTTGTTTGTGTAGCTTTTCCTGAATTTAATCATCGTTTTACAATGTTCTTTTTTGATAACAAGGTATTGAAGAATTTGTTCACAAAGATCAAGCAATCGATCTCCGGTTGCGATCCACGTAAATATCTCTCTTTCGTATTTTCTACTGGAAGTGCTTCTAGTTCTAGCGGAAGATGTTCCACTAAAAACAGAATCAATCCAATCACAAAGCCTTTTATCAGTGTTATCAACTTTAAGAACTCCTCTAAAGTGCTCAGATACGTATCCATCCCCAGACTTTTTAGGAATTTTTCCAATAAAAAAGCATCCTTCACCATCTACAATGCCGGCCATATAGGCCAAATCGACCTGTCGGTATGTAGTTGGAAGATAATCTTTAGATCGCTTATAGTATTTTTTTCTTTCTTTCATATAATCCTCACTTATTTGAACCAGTATTACTATATGATTGTAAATGAGTATGCTATATTTGTCCAGGCTGAACGACTTAGCGGGCGGGACCCTTACTTACAAGGGTATGCGAAAGTCTGAACCGGATTCGATAAGGTCCGGAGGGAGATCCGAAGAGGTTTCCCCGCCATAGAAATATGGTCAGTAGGCATTAGCCGAAAGTAACAGAATGTTTAAATGAGGCTGCTCGTCGTTTAGGTGTATCCCTTAAAGAAACTGAAGATACTCTTACTCGCGACATGCTTGCTGGTACTGCATCAGTTATTAACAGTGTAGGCGGGGTTAACGGCGACAATCCAACGGAAATGACTCGTTCGGATGTTGATGTTGTTGTTAGAACACTTAAAGGTAATGACTCTAAACCCTTCATGTCTGGCATGGCTGGCGAAGATAAGTTTGGATCAGCACCAGTTCGTTGGGCCTACTTTGCACTTGGACATACTGATCTTATTGGTGATTTGGAAAATGTATCTGGATTTATTTCTCAGGCACAATATCCAAACCCAATGAATGCAGTAAGTGATGCAGAATGGGGTTCTATTTCTAACTTACGTTTTATGCTGTCTTCAATTGGTTCTTTAACTGCATCTTCTTCTGCTAATGGGGCAAACGTATATAACGTTTTCTGCGTAGCTCGTGAAGCTTATGCATGCGTAGAACAAGATGGGTACAGTGCTCAATTCATCTATAGACCACCAATATATGATGGGCCATTGGCACAGAACTCTTCTGCTGGGTATAAAATGGGACAGGTACCTCGGATTCTAAACGATCTTTGGGTACAAAATCTACGTTGCACCCTAGCATAATAAGGAGATAAAATGGCAGATAACACAATAGTTCAACAAGGTCGTTTTACGAGTGCGGGAACTACCCATCGTATAACAGTGCGATCAGATGTTGATTGGATTGAAGTACGTAACGAAACGGCTATTATTCAGACAACGGCTGATCTTGGAGCTAAGTTTTACTTTCAACGTGGCATGACTGCAGGTCGTGGAGAGGTTGAAACAAAGCTTGGTGCGGTAGCTAGTGATCCAAGTTCACTTGGTCAAATTGCAGCTGATGCAGGGTTTACGTTAGTCGACACTTCAGCTAATCCTCTTACAGCAGCGGTTGCAGTTACGGCTGGTACTGATAGTACTACGCCTACATACTCTACTGCTGATACAGGGAGTCTTGCTTCTGGTGATGTTGTTCGTCTTTCGAGCTTAACTGGACAAGAGAACTTGGCTGGAATTGACTTTCAAATTAGCACAGTAAATGCTGATACTGATTTTCTTGTAGCATATGCAATTGCTACTACTCCAGGTGCTACAGCAACTGCTGGTAACTGGCGTAAAGTACAATATGATCCTATTTTCTACCCGCGTCGTAGATTTATCGCAAACATTACTGCCGCTGGAAGTGCTGTAGTAACATGTACGGCTGATCACGGACTAACGGTTGGACAAGAGGTTCGTATTATTGTTCCCGCTGCATATGGCATGGTAGAGATGGACGCATTGAAAGGTACTATTACTGCTCAATCCCTTAACTCTCTTACCATTGATGTAGATTCAACTGCATTTACTGCATTCCAATTCCCTCTTCCAGGGGTGGTACCATTTAGCCCAGCGCTTGTGATACCGTTTGGAATGGATACAGCTGAAGCATTATCTGCAGCTGTTGACGATCTTGCTGATGAAACAGAAAACTTGGCTGTGATTGGTATAGATCTTGCAGCAGGTACATTAAGTCCTGCAGGTCAAACAAGTGATGTTATTTACTGGAGAGCTGGAAAGTCCTTCGCTGTAGATAACCAATAATCAACGTGTGACAAAATGTCACGGACTGAAGTTATATCACTATAGGGTGCTTTAGGGCACCCTATTATAAGGAGTATTATGACAACATCATTGAATACAAAATCAGTAGAAGCACCAGCGGTGCACAAACCTAAAAAGATTTCTCCCAAGTTTCAGAGAGAAAAAGATAGCCGTATGGTGAAGGGGCGTTTTATTTATAGTGAGCTTCCGGGTGGCTTACTTGAATTTAATTATCTTCTCCATAAAGGTGAACAGCCTAAAAAGTACAGCATGCATGATGGACAGATTTATACTGTCCCTCTTTCTGTAGCTCGCCATTTAAACAAAAATGTAGCGTATCCCGAATATACCTATTTAGAAAATGAAGAGACGATTGCTTCCTCTCATCTTGAGGAAGGTAAAATGATGCGTGTCAAACGCATGGTACGTCGATGTTCATTTGAGCCTCTCGACTTTATTGCTGACGAGGAATTGCAAGGAGTAGAAAAAGAGATTATTCAAGTAGAAACTATCTAGAGGTAAATTATGGCTGCTGCAATTGAAGATCCGATTTTTCAACCCGCTCGACGTCTTATTAGTACAATAACGCAAGCAAATCCTGCAGCGGTGACGACCACTTTTGATCATGATTATTTTACAGGTGATATAGTGCGTCTTATTATTCCAACTGGGTTTGGAATGGTACAAGCAAATGAGTTAGTTGGTACTATTACGGTTACCGGTACCACTACCTTTACCATAGATATTAATACTATTAAATTTGATTCATTTTCTGACCCGAGTAATGGAAGAGTAGCTCAAATAGTTCCTGTGGGGGAGATAAATAGTACGATTATTGGTGCCACAGAAAATACCCTTCCATCCCGGGTTCGATAATGCTAGGATATCGATAGCTATCATTACTAGGGTGTTGGGTATATTTCTCCAGCACCCCCTAAAAAGGAGAGTGTATGGCTACCAGTACTCTGCAGACAATATTAACGAAAGTACGTCGACTTACTCGGTCGCCCTCTGCTGCTCAAATTACTGACGCACAAATTACTGACTACGTAAATGTAGCCGTACAGCACGATCTTCCAGAAAGTCTGCGACTTA